AGCATGATGACAAAAAGCTGATCAAGTATCTAGCCAAGCACAAGCACATTAGTCCCTTCGGTCATTGCTTTGCTTCCTTCCATGTTAAAGCCCCTGTGTTCGTGGCTAGGCAACTTGTGAAGCATAAATTCCTACGTTGGAATGAAATCAGTCGTCGTTACGTGGATGAAGAGCCAGAGTTCTATACGCCTGATGAATGGCGTGGACGTAGTGAGGATAAGAAGCAGGGTTCTGATGGTGTTGTTGAACTACCTGAGTATGCCCACATTCACTGTGGTTGGAAGGGGTATGAGGAAAAGGGAAATTACTACAAAATATCTCTTCATGTCTATAACGACTTATTAAAGAACGGTGTCTGCCCTGAACAAGCCCGTATGGTTCTGCCACAGTCTATGATGACTGAATGGTACTGGTCAGGTAGCCTAGATGCCTTTGCAGACATGTGTGCGCTACGCTGTAAGCCTGATACGCAGTATGAAAGTCAGCTAGTAGCCCATCAGATTGATGATGTGATGTCACAGAAGTTCCCCATGTCTTGGGAAGCACTACGGATGTACGCAGAATGAATACAGACGCAGGAATAATTGGTGTAGAACAGGTAAAGGAACATGAAGATGGTTCTGCTACCTATCACTTTCATATGGATGCACACGCTAGAGGGCTATTAGCAGAAGAAGGCCTGCGATTAGTTCTGCATTGTGCAGCGGCACAGTTAGACATGCAGTTGGTCTATGATTTCATCAATGATCATATCAAATACGAAAAAGATATCCGTGAAATGGATGAAGAAGAACGCCAGAGAGCCAAAGAAAGGGAGAAAAAGAACCAGAAATGAAGAATTATCTCGAAAAAAATAAAATCGAACAGAATTACTGTTTAAAATCAGTATCTTGGTTGCGGGAGTAGGATTTGAACCTACGACCTTCAGGGTCTGGGCTACTATAATTAAATCAATAGGTTATGGGTCACTTTATTTGTTAGGCCCATAACTACCAACCCTTAACTAAGTGTTGACAGGTTTTATTTTTACGATATCCTTCGGATTGTCCCGAAAGGGGCAATATAATAACCATTAGCTAAACAGGTTGGATGATGTACAGCTACAGGGATCAATTAGAATTCATCAAGAATATAAAGATAGCTGAAGGCGATAGGAAAACTATTGACTGTCCATTTTGTGGTGGAAAGAAGAAGTTCACCATAGACAGATATGACGGAAAGTTAATCTGGAACTGTTATAAAGCTAGTTGCAATGTAAGAGGTGCCTATAGTGGCAAACGTAGTATCGAAGCAGCAAAAGCGTTTATTGCTAATAATGCAATTAAAAGGAAAAAGGCTCAGTCTTATCCAATACCTCAAATCACAACCAAAGTCGAAAACCACAAGCCTGCGGTTGATTTCCTCAAGTCCGTAAACTCATGGGTAGCCTATGAGAAAGGTTATATCAAAATAACATATGCCCCTGCAGAAGACCGTGTGTTGTTCTATAATGCAGATCATACAGGGGCTGTAGGACGTTCACTACGCCCTGCTAAAGCCAAGTGGTGGACGTATGGCACAGTTGAAGGTGGCATTACTGTGGGTACTGGGACACACGTAGTTCTTGTAGAAGATGTCCCTTCTGCCTGCGCTATATCACAATTAAATGGATATGTAGGCTTGTCTTTATTGGGTACTGATATAACTAGACCCATTAAGAAAACACTTAGTTCTTACAAAAAAGTAACATTAGTTCTTGACAATGATGCAAGTGCTAAAGCAATACTAATGACCAGGAAATATGACCAAATAGATTGTGTCCGACTAACTGAGAAAGATGTAAAATGGCTTACAGTGCCACAGATACAAGACTTATTACGCTAAGAAGCCGCTTTGAATGGTATTGGCTGCGAAGCAAAGGTAACAACGGTAAACAAAATCGTAAGGCGGTTAAGTTTCTTTCTAAGTTCAGACCGCTTGGTATGGGCGTTGCTATTTACTGGATAAAAAAGAATAGTGACCTGCAGAATCCACCTAGCGGTCCACCAATCTTTTCCTTATAGCTGCCGAAACCTATGCAGAGGACAACTGCGTTAACAACAAACAACCGTCTATGCCACCAGTACAGACGTTAAAGAAAAAGGAATGGTACAATTAAAGCACGAGGAATCGTAGTCATTGACTACCAGATCGAAGGCGGTTTCAAAGAAGCTGCTATTGAACAAGACAAGCTTGAAAAAGCTATCGCAAACATTGTTGATGGAAACAAAAACGTAGTCTTTCACCAAGTAGACATGAAAGAACGTCGTGGTGAGAAAACTATGGACATCAGCAAGATGAAGTTCAGACACGTCTAAATATCTGAATACATTCAAAAAACAAAATTAATGGCTCCGAATGCAAATTCGGGGCTTTTTTTATTTCTATTTCCTGTTATCTTCAAAACCCTTAGTAAAGACCACTAACTAGGATGGAGCAGAATGGAAATAGAACTTATAAAAACACTTTTAAACCATGAGGCTTACCAATCGTCACAGGCAAAACTTAGACAATCTATATTCTCAGAAGATGGGGCAGACCTTTACGTCCTGCTTAAAGATGCACATGAGAAATATGAGGCTGATCTAAAACCAGAAGACCTATATTCGATTTGGTTAAGCAAGAACCCTGTAGCAACCACGTCAGAGATCAATGAGTTTAGGGACAACATCGATGATCTGAAACGTGCGGAAGCTATCACCCCCCAAGTAGCAGGCGACGTTATTGAAAGCCTTTGGCGGCGTGAGATTGGTAGGGATGTTGCTAACATAGGGATCAACATGTCTGAGGGAGACACCTCTGCCCTGCTAAAGCTACAGTCCCTGATTGAAAAAGTATCTGACAGTTATATGCCAGATGAATTTGGTGACCCCACCACTGATAACATCTACGAACTGTTGGCTGAAACCTCTGACGACAATCGTTGGAAGTTTAATATCGAAACACTAGCCCGTCATGTATACGGGATCGGACCTGCAGAGTTTGGGATTGTGTTCGCTAGACCTGAAACAGGTAAGTCTGCATTCCTTATCAGTATTATTGCAGGCCCTGGGGGCTTTTGTCAGCAAGGGGCCAAAGTCCTGTATCTTGGTAACGAAGAACGTACCACACGTACAAAACTTCGTGCGATCCAAGCTTGCAGTGGCATGACCCGTGAAGAAATTACAAGCAATCCTGACTTAGCTATGTCGAAGTATCAGGCTATCAAGGATCGTTTAATCATGAAGGATGTCCAAGAATGGGATTTGGACACAATTAATGCGTATTGCGAAAAGATCAAACCAGACGCTGTATTTATTGACCAAGCGGATAAGGTAACGATCTCTGGGCAGTACAACTCTAGCCATGAACGTCTGCGTGAATTGTATCGCAGCCTGCGTGAACTGGCAAAACGGCACGATTGTGCTTTGATTGGTGTAAGCCAAGCCTCTGCCGAAGCAGAAGGTAAAACCCGTGTGGACTTCAGTATGCTTGAAGGTTCCAAGACGGGTAAGGCAGCGGAAGCTGATTTGATTATCGGCATCGGCAAGGCTTCTTCAGGCGACGACAATGAGCCTGATAACCGCCGTTTCATCAACGTATCAAAGAACAAACTCTCTGGGTTCCACGGCTATGTGATTGCCATGATCGAACCTGAAGTTAGCCGTTACACGGAGTAATCATGAAAATACTATCACTAGACTTGGAAACAACAGTTAACCGCTTTGATGGTAAGATCGACAACAGCCCATTTAATCCTAAAAACAGATGCGTCATGAGCCAGTATGGCTTCCTTGGTTGGGATACTGTCGAAGATGTACAGGTAGATACCTACTACCACAATGAATGTCTTACGCCTGCATCCAAAGAGGGTCTACAAAAAGCATTAGACGAAGCTGACCTAATCATCATCTACAACGCTAAGTTTGATGTCATGTGGCTGTTAGAAATGGGGTTCATTATATCCTGTCCTGTTTATTGCTGCATGATCGCAGAATATGTGCTTGCAAAAGGGCAAAGACAGGAACTGAGCCTAAAGGCTACTGCAGAACGCTACGACGTTACTCGCAAGAAATCTGACTTAGTAGACGAACTGTTTAAAGCAGGTACAGGCTTTGAGGCTATGCCGTTAGAAACTGTTATTGAATATGGTATCGCAGACGTTGTGTCGTGTGGTGAGATTTATCTTCGCCAACAGGATGAACTGTCTAAGGAAGACAATCAGTCCCTACGTTCCGTGATCGATATGATGAACGAAATGCTGATGTTCTTGGTTGAGATTGAACGCAACGGGATCAAAGTAGACTTAGATGTTCTGCGTGACATTAAAGTTGAATACGAAGCAGAACATAAAGCCCTTACCAAACGTCTGGATGAAATCGTTGAAGCGGTTATGGGCGATACGCCTATCAATCTGAACAGCGGTGCAGACATGACCAAGGTAGTCTACAGCCGTGAGGTCATAGACCGTGCTGCGCATCAACAGGTTTGGAATATTGGTTTAGGTGCCAACAATAAGCCCCTGCCCCCACCCCGTATGAATGATGCACAGTTTAATCGTGCTGTACGCTCTACCACCAGAGTTATTGAACGCACACAAGCACGGTGCTGTGATGTCTGTGATGGACGTGGCAAGGTTCAACTAATCAAAAAGAATGGTGAGCCTTATAAGAACCTTACTAAGTGCAAGAACTGTTCAGGTGTTGGTGCCTTCTACGATCCTACAGGTGTTACTGCAGGATTAAAACTAAGCCCTAAGACACCAAGCTATGCATCTATCAATGGCTTTAAGACAGACAAGCACACAATCAAGGATTTGATCCGACAGGCTGAAAGCAAAGACAATCTTACCGCTGTAGAATTCCTGCAAAAGATGTCACGCCTAAACGCCATCAGCACGTATCTGGATTCATTCATTCAAGGCATTGAAACATGGACACGGGCAGATGGTTTGCTGCACACGAACATGAACCAATGCATCACTGCTACAGGCCGTTTGTCTTCATCAAACCCAAACTTCCAAAACCAACCCAAGCGTGGATTTCCTGTGCGGAAAGCGGTTGTAAGTCGGTTCGGAAATTCGCATCTGATCGTTGAAGCCGATTTCAGTGGTTTGGAATTCGTTGTCGCAGGGGAACTGTCCCGTGATCCACAAATCATTCAGGATATTTTGAATGGTAAGGACATCCACAAACAGACTGCCTCTATCATCCACCAGATACCACCTGAAGAGGTTAGTAAGGATGTACGTGCTTCTGTAAAATTTCATACGTTTGCCCCACTCTACGGCTCTACTGGCATGGGCCTATTGCCGCATGAAAAAAAGTATTATGACGAGTTTTTCAATATCTATGAGGGTCTTGGTGCTTACCAGAAGCGTCTTATGGACGGTGTCCTGCGTAATGGCATCGTACAGACCCCTAGTGGGCGGCAATACTTCTGGCCTAATGCAAAACGTACCAGAAATGGACGCATAACCAATGCTACGCAGGTGGTGAACTATCCTATTCAAGGTTTTGCCACAGGCGACCTTGTTCCACTGGCCTGCATCCGTGCGCTGCACAAATTTAAGGAAATGAAGCTTGTCTCTAAGCTAGTTCTGACAGTGCATGACAGTATCGTAGTGGATTGCCACAAGGATG